GCAGGCGCACGCTTGAAGACCTTCGGCGGCAGAGCATCAGGACCACAGCCTTTGGTAGACCTATTTGATTTCACCATTGGTATCTTCAAGAAGGCCGCCGGTAGAAGGCTGACCCCATTGGAAGCACACGACATTATGTGCAAGGTAGGCGAGGTAGTAGTAGTTGGTGGCGTACGTCGTTCTGCCTTGATTTCTATGTCTGACCTGTCTAACTACGAAATGGCCAAGGCCAAGTCTGGTGCGTGGTGGGAGTCCGAAGGCCAGCGTGCGTTGTCCAACAACTCTGCTGTCTACTACAAGAAGCCAAGCATCGGTGAGTTCCTTCAGGAATGGGGCAACCTATACGAGTCTAAGTCCGGAGAACGTGGCATTATCAATATGCAGGGCATGCGCGAGGGCAAGGATTTAGCGCCTCGTAGAGACCTCAGTAAAATCCAGGGTATGAATCCTTGCGCTGAAATTATGTTGCGCTCCAAGGAGCTATGTAACCTCACTGAGGTTATCGTAGAGGCCGACGACGACTATGACACGCTGCGTAACAAGGTTCGAATCGCGACGGTATTGGGAACCATTCAATCCTCTCTAACCAATTTCAAGTACTTAAGGAAGGTCTGGAAGGATAACTGCGACGAGGAGCGTCTATTGGGCGTTTCCATGACCGGTCAGTTTGGTCACAAGGTTCTAAATGGCTCCGAAGGTATGGAGAAGCTGGAAGATACTCTGCTGGCTTTGAAGTTTGCTGCTGTTGACACGAACAGAATCTACGCAGAGAAGATGGGCATTAATGTTTCTGCTGCTATTACCACAGTAAAGCCAAGCGGAACAGTATCTCAATTAACTGAATCTTCTTCTGGCATGCACCCATGGCACAACGACTACTACATTCGTACCGTTCGTGCTGACAACAAGGACCCGCTGACAGAATTCATGAAGGACGTAGGCATTCCGAATGAGCCTGATGTCATGAAGCCAGATTCAACGACGGTCTTCTCGTTCCCGCAGAAGGCTCCAGAAGGTTCAGTAACAAGAGACCAAGTCTCTGCGCTACAGCACCTTGAGATTTGGAAGGCATACAAGACATGCTGGACTGAGCACAACCCAAGCGTTACCATCAACGTGAAGGAAGACGAGTGGATTGAGGTTGCCAACTGGGTGTACAGGAACTGGGAGTTCATCGGAGGAATTTCGTTCCTTCCATATTCCGAGCACACCTACAAGCAGGCTCCTTACCAAGATTGCACAGAGGCTGACTATTACTTGGCAGCCGCAGAGATGCCAGAGCGTATCGACTGGACAGACCTTCAGGCTTACGAGTTTGAAGACACAACGACCGGAACACAGACGCTGGCTTGCACGGCAGCCAATTGTGAAATCGTGGACGTTGCTGTGAAGTAAGTCACACAGAGTTAAAAGAGGCCCCTTCCGAGGGGCCTCTTTTTGTTTTAGGAATGAAATTGACGTATATTTTGCTTTATAAAGGAAAGAGAGGTGAATACATAAAATGGCTATGACAAGAGTTACATACAGAAATAAGAGAATGAACACTCGCACCCGCGACATGCTTTTGGCTGCCGAGAAGATTCTTGGCTACAAGTTAAACGTTATCCAGGGTTCCTACAACAGTGGCGTCAGCGCAAGCGCTGGTACTCACGATGGTGGTGGAGCATTGGACGTTTGGGGTAAGGGTGGTTCACACGTAGCAGCAGAAGTCGCTGCATTGCGCAGAGTTGGTTTCGCCGCCTGGGGTCGCACACCGTCACAGGGTAATTGGGGATATCACATTCACTGTATCGCAATCAATGACGCAGAGTTGTCCAGCGGAGCACGTAATCAGGTTACGGCTTACAAGAATGGACGCAACGGACTTGCAAGCAACGGAAGAGACACATTCACCCGAGCATATGTAAACAGCACTTGGGAGAAGTACAAGGCATCAGTCGTACCGGCCAAGCCAACAGTCCCACCACTTGTTTTCCACACGCTCAGCGTAAAGGCTGGAGCAAAAGGATTGAAGTTGAGTCCTTGGACCAAGTTGGAGGTAGAGCGATTCCTGTCCTACTGTGTACAGACCGGCGCGCTGTCACGAGAGAATCGCGGTAGTTGGTTGAACGTAGTAGAACACGGTAACTGGTCTCATGCAGGATTGATTGTCACGCAGGCTATCAAGAATGTACAGAATAAGGGCAAATTGACCGTTGACGGAGTATTCGGTCCTAAGACCGCCGCGTATGTCAGCTCGTCCGCGATTGCTAACGTAATCGTAAACGGCTAAAAATTGACGGACGACAAGTCCATTGATACAATAGAGTTAGTGCCAGAGTCCGTGGTTGGACCCTGAGTCGTTGGAAATACAATTCAGTCCATTAGTGCAGGGGAATTCGCTCCTCCCGAACGCCTTAGGATGAATAGTTACCGGCAAGCCCCTGACGCATTAGCGTTGGGGGCTTTGTCGTTGTATAATCCAAATATAATGAGCTACTTACTTAGTGTATTGGCAGACAAGCCTTTGGGTCTTTGGATGCTGGACGGAACAGCACCATTTCAAGACTATTCTGGATACGCCGCCGCTGGTGTTATGAACGCTGGAGTTCCCACCAACGCCGCAGCGTTGGTTGCTGGTGCTGCATTTTCGTCAATATTCAGCAACTCAGTCGTTGCGAAATTTGATTCGGTGGTGTACAAGCCGGGGTACGAGAATCTTCCATTTACTCTGGAAGCATCATTCCGTGTCATAGACGAAACAGCCGGTGGAGAACAAAAGATTCTGTCCTCCTCTGCTAACTATGACGGTATAACCGTAAGCGGAACCATCATCAAGTTTTCTACCAAGTATCTAACCGCAGGCGTTTGTGCTGTTAGCTACGACATTCAGACCAAGCGTAACGTTCATGTCGTTGGTGTACATACCCGAGACAAGAATCAGCTATTCATCGATGGTGAGTTGGTTGCAGAAACTACAATCACCGACGCGCAGAAGGTAGATTCGTTTGTTGCAGGCGACGGAAAGCTTTGGATGGGAACGTCCGCAGCGGCTCAGAAGGTGGCCGTCAACGGAGTTGCTATCTATACCACCGGACTGAGCGATTCAATTATCAAAGCCCACTTCAATGCCGCCCGACGAACCACGTTGGTCGAGACTATCGCGCCGACATTTTCTGGCGTCCGCTTTCCGATGTCACTGAACCTCGCCGACACGTTCGTGCGCATGCTATGGCAGGAAGATGAGGACTGGAAGATTGGCACATTAAATGATGTGACACTGGTGAACACTCAAATTGTTCCGCAGCTTGCAGCAGGCGTTTCTGTTCCCGGAGACTGGCAAGTAGCCTTGCCACTCGACCAGTCAGGGCTGACTGACGTATACGGACTATCGATGCAATGGGACGGTGCTGGTGTAGTCATCTCTGCGAGCCTGGACGGCAGCACCTGGGAGACAGCGGTCAGGGGCAAGAAGCTGACATTGATTCCAGATGGATTCGACCCAACTGACAAAGACCTCTTCATCAAGGCGTCATTCGTTGGTGGAATTACGGACGACCCATCATACCTGGACAATCTGTTTGTTGTCGGTTTCGTTACCGGAGCAATGCCAAATATCGGCGGTAGGGATACTACATTTACAGACCCAGCATCACCAATGACCGACGGTCAGCCAATACACCAAAGAGACGACTGGGGCGTCATTCTTAATGGAGGCTCGGTGGTAATCAGTGCGGACGGCTCACCGTCACCACAGGCTATGTTCTCCATGAATGTCTGGCTGAAGAAGCTCACGGCTACAGACCCAACATTCTCTATCTCTGGCACCACCAACTATAAGAATGGTATAGCTGCCGGTACGATGAACCAAGGAGAGTGGGTAATGTGGACCATGACAAAGGCAACAGAACTAACTGGTGCTATCACTATCTCTGGAAACGTACGAATTGGTCATGTCGAACTATTCGACCACCAGTTGACGGCACAAGAGGTGGCGGACTTGTATTCGGCAGAGACTGGAGTAAATGTAGCGAAGATTTCTGACACAGATGCCATTACTGTGACCAACCCAAACCCAAGTACACGTATTTATGACTACACTTGGGCAATTACGGGTGCTGGATAACGGTTTCCGTGTCATTGCATTACCAAAAGTGGCTATAAGAATGGTATAGGCGTACAATAAATCATTATGAAGCTTAATAGAACAGGAATGCAGCGCGTCGATGACGAGCGTATTCCATACGGTGTTTATGTGTTCCGTTGTGAAGACGGTGAATATCTTGGTGATGAAGACGGTAATATAATGTTGTCCTTTGGACTGGCAGCCGACGCAAAGATTCACGCCAGGAAGATTATCGAGGCAGCAAGGCATTACGGATTTCACAAGGGTAAGGTCGAATTCTGGCGCGGACAGCGTCCCGTTTCTGACGAAGAGTTCGAGGAGCAGTTGCAACGACAGAAGTTTGGTTTAACGCCAGACCCATTCGACATGTCAGCCGTGTTGGATGAGTTGGGGAGCTTGAGGCAGAATGGTTGATAGGAAAGTTGTGTCAGCAGAAGACGAAGTAGATGTAATCGAGCAGATGCCCGAAATCAATCACTTCCGTCTTGGTGCTCCACACACATCAAAGGAGACGACGGGAGTTGACCCGTTCAATAGTCCAGTCGAAGAGGTAAAGACTCTTCGAGGTCTTTCTCCTGTCTTCAAGCGTAAGCTTACCGGAGACCTGAAAAAGGTCCACCGTGGCACCGGAGGTGCGCAATCCAAGAAGATTGAACTTGATGAAATCTCGGGATACAACGCATTCCAGTGTGTCCAGCCACCCCTCAACATGGATTATCTGGCCAAGCTGTATGAGGTTTCTGACGCACACAAGGCAGCGGTAGACGCAAAGACTTCCAACATTGTAGGTCTTGGATTCAAGTTCACTGAGACTACCAAGACCAAGCGTGCATTAGAAGACCTTGAGGGACAGCAGGATAAGATTTCGAAGTTCCGCAGGAAGCTTTCGCGCGCACGCGAAGACCTATCTGACTTGTTTGATTCGTTCAACGAAGAAGATACTTTTACCGAGACTCTGATTAAGGTCTGGAAGGACTACGAGACGACCGGTAATGGATACATCGAGGTCAGCCGTAAGAAGGACGGCACCATTGGATACGTTGGTCATGCACCATCTACCACCATTCGTATTCGTCAGAAGAGAGACGGCTTCGTTCAGATTATCTCTAACAAGGCAGTCTTCTTCCGTAACTTCGGTGACGGAAACAGGAAGCGTGACGACTACGATGAGAATCCTCCAGTTACCGACCCGTTCGGTAACGACGACAATCCATCGGAACTAATTCACTTCAAGAAGTACAGCCCAACCAATGGATTCTACGGCATCCCAGACATCGTTGCTGCAAAGAACGCAGTAGCAGGTTCTGAGTTTGCTGCACGATTCAACCTGGACTACTTTGAGAACAAGGCTGTGCCCCGTCACGTTATCACACTGAAGGGTGCTCGTCTTGGTACTCAGACAGAGGCTGCTCTATTGCAGTTCTTCGAGACAGGTCTTAAGGGACAGAATCACCGCAGTCTTTACATTCCTCTACCGCCAGACACGGCAGACAATAAGGTTGAACTGAAGATTGAGCCTATCGAGGCCGGTATTCAGGATGCATCATTCAACAATTACAACAAGGCCAACAGGTCGTCAATCCTAATGGTTCACCGTGTTCCTATCGGTAAGGTGTCTATGGCAGAGGGCGCAAGTCTTGCAGTTGCTCGTGACGCCGACAAGACCTTCAAGGAGCAGGTCTGTGGGCCTGAGCAGGCGGTAGCAGAAAAGAAGCTGAACCGTCTGACCAAAGAATTTACTGACGCGTTCGAGCTTGACCTGAACGAGATGACGCTAACAGACGCCGACACTCAGTCCAAGATTGACGAACGCGACGTTAAGAACCAGATTAAGACTCCAAACGAAATCCGTGCAGACCGTGGTATGACTGGTCTGAAGGGTGGAGATAAGGTAGTTGAAATCAAGCCACAGCAAAAGGCTGAGGCAAACACAACCAGACAGCGTGATTCTGCGCGTAGTGCTGGTGCTACGGATTCAGCCGGTGCGGCAAGGAACCCGAAGGGGGAGGGCCGTACTACCGCCTAAGTGATATGAAATGAGCATCGTGCCAGATAAAGAACACCTTGCTGGGGCATTATTGAAGCCTATCAACCCTGCTGCTTCAATAATTTTGGGAGTTTACACCATACTGTGGGGTCTGTGGGTAATTAACCCACTCTGGTCAGTATTCGCAAGAGCACCTCTGTACTCAGTCATGGCGACAATCGCGCCAGAGTGGGCATGGGGGTGCTTTGCCCTGTTCTGCGGCAGTGTCATGGTTTATGGTTCGATGAAAAGGTCGTACCGAGCACTGACCAACGGCGCGGGGGTAGTGAATTTCCACTGGACAATTGTAGGTCTCTGTTACTTCCTTGGAGACTGGCAATCTACTGGTGGTATTACAGCATTATGTATTGCATTCTATGCTGGCTTCGTGTATCTAAATATCAGAGTCAACTATAAGAAGACCAAGCAGATACCGGAAAAATTCTACACTGAGTGACAAAATTTTGCATTAAGAAAGGGCACAAGGTAATATAACATCATGAACACATTCACTAAGAGTCACTGGGTTGCGGATGGAAATAGGCTAAGCCTGTCCATGCCGTTGACCAAGGTTGACCAGGAGAACCGTCTGGTTTCCGGGTTCGCCACTCTTGACAATGTAGATTCACAGGGTGACGTAGTGCTGGCAGAAGCTTCTAAGGAAGCATTCGCACGTGCACGCGGAAACATCCGAGAGATGCACCAGCCGATTGCTGTCGGCAAGGTGGTTGATTTTCGTGAAGAGGAATTCTATCACGATGGTGAGTTTTATCGCGGCATTTACGTTACGGCCTACGTTTCAAAGGGCTCAGAGAGCACCTGGGAAAAGGTACTTGACGGAACGCTAACCGGATTCTCTATCGGAGGCAACATTGTTGATGCTTCCAACGAATTCGTAAAGGAACAGGGCAAGTCGGTCCGTTTCATCAAGTCATATGACTTGGTTGAATTGTCTCTCGTAGACAATCCGGCGAATCAGCTTGCCAACGTTTTCAGCATCACAAAGGCTGCCGACGGCCACACAATGGTCAAAGGTATGGTCGCTGATGTGGAGGTCGAAAACGTATTCTACTGCGCCACTGACGAAATCTTCAAGTCTGTCGCCGAAGAAAGTGCTAACTGCACCAACTGCGGTAATGAGATGAAGAATATTGGTTGGGTCGAAACAGGCTCCGACCGTGCAGAGAAGGTGAGAGACGTAGTTACCAAGTTCCTTGGCTCCAACGCCGCGAATAACGAAGGCGAAGGAGGTGTAGAGAATATGGGAATTAGAAAGGCAACAGACGCAGAGGACAAGGGTGTTGTAACCAGCGCCGCAGTCACAGAAGGTTCTGATGAGGCCAAGACTCCTCTTGAGGAGTTGAAGGAAGAAGCAGCAAGCGACAATGTCGAAGCTCCAGCCGACGAGGATGAGCAGAAGGCAGAGGCACTTGAGGAAGTTGACCACTCTGATGAGACCACTGAGCCAGATGCGCACGACCTTGGTAAGGAAGCTGAAGAGGCTGCGCAGGGCATTGACGAGACTCCTGATGCTGATGAGGAAATCAGCAAGAAGATTGACTCTCTAAAGGACGCTGTTACAGCATCTATCGAGAAGACTCGTAACGAGACTTCCGAGGCAGTTGCAGCACTTGAGAAGAAGTTGGAAGAGAACGCACAGTCGTTCTTGTCAAAGGTTTCCGACTTGGAGAGTAAGTTCTCCGAGTTCGGTGATGAACTAAAGACCGCTAAGGCAAGCGTAGCATCGCTCGAAAAGAGCCTTGAGGCGTACAACAACGAAGGGTCTTTCAAG